ACGGGGGTTTTAAATTTGTGTATAAAACCGGTAAGTTGTTCTTGTATGCGAACAAAAAAGCTTCTAAACTACCTCCATAAACAATCTTCTCATAATTTAAATTCATGCCACCGCTAACAAACAAGCCATGGCGTTATTAGCCATGTGGGCTACAATAGAGTATCTAATCTTGTCTGTCCTGTACCTAAGCCAGCCCACGAAGAAGCTAAGTGGTAGCAGCCCTATTATATGTATTGGCTCCATATGCAAAAGCGCAAATAAAATTGAGACAGCGATCCATGTCCAGTATGATGATATTTTCCACGAAAGAGCAAGCCAAATCCATTTACGGAATATTAGTTCCTCTAATGCCGGAACAGCCAAAACTACCAAAAGGACAAATATAATCTGTTCTAGTCCAAAACCGTCCGACATAAATTCAGATACGACGCCCAACCCTTCTGGTTCCAAGCTCGGAATTAGCTCTATTAGTTGCGCCATCAGCCACGCAGGTACAATTCCTATCACGGACCCAATTGCAAAAGCAGTAGTATAATTTGGACTAAGTTTCATTTGCCCTGACCTCTATATTTTTTTCTGTAGCCTTTTGGCACTGTATTGTTAGAGCCTTTGGCTTTGTACTTAGACCTTTTGCCATGTCCAATCGTTGTCTTCTTGCCCATTCCGCTCTTAGGTGCCCATCCATTACTCTTCGCCATCTTCATCTCCATTTAATATCATATCTAATTTGCCACTATTATCTAGTTGGCTCAGGTCCGAGAAGCCGCCAATAAATTTATCGTTTACAAATATTTGTGGCACCGTCTTGCAACCCGTCTCGGCAGTCAAAGACTCCCTTAAAACTTTATTATCTGTTGCGTCACACACTTCAAAGTCAACACCTTTTCTAAATAAAAGAAGGATTGCTTTTTCGCAGTATGGGCAATAGTTAGCAGTATAAATTTTAATCATCCTCTACACTCCTCATAAATATAGGCGTTCCTTCGCCATAGTATGCATTCACAACATTAAATTCCATCCACTCAATAGCGTCTTCATACGACATGCCTTGTTCCATAAATACTTCAACACATTTATCGTAATCATAAATAAGAACTGGTTCTTTTGGAAACTGCTGGCCGTAACCTAATATTGCCTCATCAAGACCGTCAGCTACGAGAGCGCTTGGGTTCAGTTCTGCTATTTCCTCTTTTACTAGACTCATTCTTTTTTCCTTTAGGCTTGCAAGGCCTTCTATCTTAATAAACAAGGTTTGTTTCATTTTTTTCACTATTAACGAAGTCTTCTAAAATCTTAACTAAACACGTCTCTTGCTCCTTAGTCATAGCGCGAACATCACTACTCTCCATAACATGACCAGGATAATTGTTATTATAATCCCAATAGTGAAGTTTGCCTGAATAAGTTGTTCGGTAAACAAGCTTAACCCTACCTTCATCTACGTTATCTGGATACTTGAAGCCATAACGCCTTAAAGTGTTCGCCCCAAATCTACAGTATAAGCCATTTACAACGTACAATTCATACTCTGGGGTGGTGAACGGCGTATACGCCCTAATTCTTAACATTAGTTCATCCAGTTTCATTCTTTGCCTTTCGATACGCACCGACAGCCATGGGCCATAAATCCTCTGCGATGTCCAAACAAGCTTCTGCCACTTTCTGGATCTCCCATTGAGCACCTTCATGTGTACGAAGGTCTATGAACTTAAGTAGATTGTTCAGATTACAAGTGCCATAATATTCAGTATACATGTTCTGTGGCAATACGCCTCGGGCTTGCTCTCTGCAAACTCCCGCTTCGATAAGACCATTAAATAAATTTAATGAGGCTATATGGTGTTTCGAAATAGCAAAACTGGCGTTGTCTACAATTGATCCCAATCCAACTGTGCGTTTGACTGTAGTCTGCGGGTCTATCAATTCCTCAGCATTACTTGCCTGTCGATTAGACTCATGCTGTGTGCGGAATTCTTTGGGCTCGTAGAATTGAATGTTTACATCGGTATACCTACGAGATATTTCATTATAGCTCCAAGTCCGATGCCTGTGGTGTTGGCCTCGTACAAAGAGAGGCACAGTAAACCTAAAAGTAGCAACATTATGCTCAAACGTGCTTGTGTGCCGGTGTTTGACCAAATAATTAACAAGCCTTTTGTCTTTCTCATCTAGCGCCTCTTTATGCTTGCCAAAGCTAACACGGGCACTATTAACGATAGTGAGATCGTCACCCATGTAGTCAACGAGGTCAACGCGACCAATTCCGTCTCCATATACATCTATGCTCCTTTTAATATTACTTTTCACATCTGCTCCAGATTCATAATGTGGCGATCAATATACCATTTTGCTTTCTTCAAATCTTCAACTGTACCTTTATCTTTCTTCCCTGCCCTGGATATATACTTAATAACATTTCCCAAATGAAAATCAAGGCCCCATGCTTCAATAACTTTAATAGCTTCATAGGGGTTTTCCTCTCCGCCATAGTGGTCTGGGTGGTCTATCTTCTCTCTAGGGAAAGGTTTTGACGACGGTACAGTCGCCGTCATTGGACTAGTTAAATGTGGATTGTGCCTCGGGTCACTGCCGTCACTCATTGCAAAGGCTCTACCACAGCCATAATATGGCCTCTCTCAACAAGATAAAACTTGTTGTCGCGAACTTCTATTTCACGAATAATGTGACTTGGTACTACAAGAATATCGCCGTACTTGTACTCTTCTTGGGGGTCGCATTTCATTGATACAGCCTTATAGGGACTTTCTGCCGGCTTATAATCATCCGGTAAGGCGATGAGGCTTTCACTTTTTTCCTTCTTATCAAAAGAAAGTTCCACCTCGATCCAATTGTTTTTAGGATTTAAAATCATCTCATACTCCGTTTCTATTTAACATATTATCACACAATAGAGATAAAGTCAAGTTACTTTATCTCACAGGCCCCGCCTGCACACGCCAACTCTCCTTGCAAATCAGTATCGTCCTGCATCTCGACAATGCCTGAGAGTTCGACATCAACTAAATCTTTCAGCATCTGCTCGTATACCTCTTGGGTGCAGTCCTCAAAAGGAGCCTGAATATAGGTGCCTCCGTCATAAGGTAATACAGATAAACCATTGTAATAGTTTCTGTTCTCCCACATCCAATCGCCAACGTGATCCCATTCATCTTCTTTTAATGTAATCGTGGCTGAGACATTGTGGGTATTTTGACCCTTACGGTGACCCTTCTTAATCCAGTTGGTGCTGAACCGCTTAACTCTTTCGAGCAGTTCTAAGGCACTCTCAGAGCGCAATATAGAACCCTCTGGTGCCTTCTGTGGCACTTGAATTACAGCGGTATCATGTGGACGGAAATATTCATCTTCAACTAACCCAGGGTGGTAGTTATTTAAGTGAGTATAAATGGCCTCATTTTTACCAACCCTAACCCTTCGAACATAGTAGGGTGCATGCCAAGCATGTATACCTGAGGATGTCCCAAGCGTAAGACTGGTGGTCCCCGCAGGTTTTATACAGGTCGTTCTGGCTGCTGGGTTAATACCAATCAAATCGGCAACCCTTGCATTTTCTTCTTTAACTACATTTGCTGCTTCAGAAGTGTCTAGACCCAGAACTTTACCTGATGCAATACCAGTCATTGAAACTCCAATCAGAGCGTCCTTCTCGGTAGTGCGTTGCCAGACAGGTCTTAAATAATGAAAATCAGTATATGAGGCCTGGAGGGTTCCGATAAACGTAGCCGCTCGGACACGGTCATTTAGATCTCCTTGGTCCTGAACATTAGACACATTAACTTCAGTTAAGTTACAGAACTGGAAGGGGCGCAGAGCAATCTCGCAGCATGGGTTAGTTCCCCAGTCTTTATCATATGTGAAATAAAAACCTGGCTCACCCGCTCCAGACGCCCTGACCCTCTCCCAGAGATCCTTAAAGAAATCTTCTGTAACAATATGGCGCATTAACACAATTGAATTATTGGCTCGTCCTCTCTGCGGGTTATTCTCCCACCAACTTCCTGTCTTGGCAGCGATCATTTCATCATCGTCAGCCGAGAACAGGGAGATAAGAGCGGCACGTCGAATGCCACCGGCCAGCACTGCGTCTGCTATATGGCAGATCATGTCGTGGACTTCAATTGGTCGTAGCTTATCGCCATTCTCTTTTGCTTCCAGGATACCTTCAAGTTTAACCAAACATTCTTTGAGAGGTTGTGGTCCGGGTGCTTTGCCACCCGATGTTACCAGCCTACTACCCTTAGGCCTAATATCCGAAAAATCGAACCGTAACTTTGAAGTTCCACGGAAATAGGACATCACAAGAGCCTTAACGGCGTCAGCCCAGCCCTCAATAGAATCTCCTACTAAGAAACGGTAAGTTCTCTTACCGTTAGGTTTTAATATTTGTGGCAGCTTTTCTACATGGTGTGACTGTACAGAGTACCCTACACCAGTGCCCCCCAACAGGAGAAACATTATTTCTCCAAATGCTCTAACGTCATCAGCCGGCAAATATGCACAGTTGAAGACTCTATTAGGTGCAACCTCAATTGGTTTGCCCCCAAATTGCATCGAACGCATAGAAGGGAGAACCTTCTTATCGTATACAAACTGGTACGCCTTTTCGATTTCTTCCCTTAGATCGGGATATTTTCTAATATGCATTTCCATATTTCTCGTAACGAGTTCTTCGTATGTCTCTCTACGGTACTGCTCTGGCAGGTACCGGGCATACTTCATGTAGACTGTAATGTCTGACAATATTCTTGAGGCGATCTCCATTTTAAATACTCTCCCTTTGTTGTTTCTTAAATTTTTGGTATTTCTCTTTCAATACGTCCGATTGGCTCTTTGCTGTAAGCTCGTTTTGCTCTTCGTCACCAGGTGGCAAGACACGAATTTTAACATTGCTGGTATCCATGAAGATAGGGTACACGATGCCATCTGGTCCATTTCGGTTTTTGGCTACGTATATTCTACCTGAATTTGCATTCTTGTCTTCCATGGTCCTAGAGACTGTGAATATGAAATCTGCTACAAAGCACTTATTAAAGGCTTCTGAGATTGACTCCATAGTTATCACCTCCGCGTTAAGACCAGATCGGTTTGTTTGCGAAGCAGTCCACACTGGACATTTAAATTCCTGTGCTAACGCTCGCATCTCTTCATAAATAGACTCTAATTCTGTACGCTTCTCTTTTCTTACTGTAACAGGTCGTAAAAGATCCCCGTAGTCAATTATAATAAGGCCAGGATCTATACCTCGATTAATTAGTTTCTCAAGGTGGTTCCTAATTGTTCTGGTTGAAGCTGACTTAGTCGGATACTCTTTGACAATAAGTTTGCCCTTAACATCCTCAACTTTTTCATAGATCAACTCTTTAAATGAGAACAGGTCATTGAGGGGCACCCCAGTGATGCAGCTATCATATCTACCTGCTATGGTAGTATCGCTAAGCTCTAGGGTATAGTGTATTACATTTACGCCCTTTAGTAGTGCCGCTGCCCCTAAGTGAGTTAGGACCATAGATTTTCCTGCCCCAGTGGGTGCCACGACAACACCCAGTTCGCCTTGCCCAAGGCCATTCTTAGATATTTTATCCATCTCGCCCCACCCTGTCGTTACAGGATTGCGGGCTTTCAACTCAAACCTTTTCTCAAAATCTACCAAATAATCGTAGCCAAAGTTGGAATCACTTCCCAACACCAACGCATCATTAATAATTTTTGAGATCTCATCAAATGAACATGTTTGCAGCAGATCTACAGACTGAAGCATCGCACCTTTCAGCTTCTGCTTTCTGCAAAACTCAAGTGCTTTATCTTTAATAAACTCCGAATCCTTGATCTGTTCGGAAACCATGATCGTAGCAAAATAATCTCTTACTTGCTTTTGGATGGCCTCATTCTCTTTCTCTAGGTCCGACTTTATGATGGTATTCATAATCTTCTTAGTAGGATGAACACCATATTTCAATCGATAAGCTATTATTTTCGATACAAAGAGCCGAAGATACCCTAGCTCTAAAAATGTAATATCGAATACTTCTAAAATTTGATCTGCAAAGGGCCTGTCTTCTAACATAAGCAAACATAGCGCCTCTTGGAAACTTTTACCAAAATGACTAAAATCGGTGCGTTTCATATTTCCCCCCTTCTGTCCCATCTAACATAACTCACTTGTCTAAACTAGCAACTATTTTTCTCATGGCGATAATGAGATCAATATTGTCCCATTCTCCGAATCCATCTGCTATCATCATCTTTCTAAACTCGGTTAAATTAAGTTCCGCTTTAGTATTGTCTAAAATATAATTTACCTGTGATTTTACTGTTGGTGAAAGAGAAGGACTGTAGAGTTGCATAAGTCTGTAGTTTTCTTTAACTTTACTTACATTCTCAAGTATTCTCTTGTGAACCAGAAGTGGCTTTTCCACCTTCTCACAGTGTTCTACTATATCTTCTATTAAGTAGTCCTTCTCCTCACACATAAAAGAAAATCTTTTAGAAATCGTCTTTAGGCCAGCACCTGGGATGCCTTTTAAGTTATCAGAGGGATCTCCCGCTATTGCTCTAGCTAAAGCAAAATTGTTCGGATGTATGCCAAACTGCTCAACTATGCTATGCTTGTTTAAGACTTCTTTTTGTGTTGGCCTGTATATGACCGTCTTGTCGTCACACAACTGATAAAAATCCTTATCGCTAGAGATAATTATTTTATTGTAATCGCGCAGTCTTTTATTTTGGACTAAGTAAGCAATTATATCGTCAGCCTCGACATCTTCGATACAATATTGCATAACTGGCAACTGGTTAAGATATTCAGACAGCCTTATCTGCTGCCATATCTTGTTGTCTTGTTCTTCCCGCAGAGTAAGGTTCCTCACTTC